GATAGAGTGCAATTACTCTGATAAGAAGCTCATCGAGGCGATTACAGCCGGGCGCACGTTGCCCTCACAGCGTGAACGCCTGCTTACCTCACACATGGAGCTTACTACGTGCAAGGGCTTTTTGGAAGCAAACGACTTATCCCATGTTTCAGAAATCGTGCTTTTGCACCTTTCCGAGAATAATAGCGATGAGCCTTACTTCATATCGGAAGTGGAAAGGCATACTGGGAAAGTGGTTTATGCGGCAAAGCCGGGTTTAATGATTGATTTAGATAAGACATAAGAAATGGCTAAACTCCAAGTAGAAAAAAGGAACGGGTTATTTGATTTGAAGCCTCTGTATGAGTGGATGCGTAACGCTTTGGATGGTATCTATAGGATAGAGGTTAAAAAGGTTAGAAAACCACGTTCTTTAGACCAAAACGGGTGGTTGTTCGGGTGTATTTACCCTATCCTTTTAGACGCTCTTTTGGAAGCTGGTTGGGAGTTTGTTTCGGTGGAACAAGTACATGAGTTTTTTAAGGCTCAAATGACTGCCGACAAAGTAGTAAACAAGCACACTGGGGAAATTATAGAGTTTCCACGTTCAACCGCTACGATGAACACTGTTACATTCTCAACCTATTGTGAAAAGCTGAGGGAGTATGCCAAAGAGTTTTTGAATGTAGATATTCCCGACCCGGATAAATACTGGAGAAGCCATGAAAAGAATACCTAACAGCGTGGTATCTGAACTGATACGCTTAGTGCCCATTTTGATAGCAAATATTCCACCCGGACAAAGTACGAGAGTGGATAACGCAATAAGATTAACAAAAAAGATTATTAACAAATTAAAAACATTGAAAGATGAAAGTAGAAATTGAAGAAAGCAAGTTGCAAACAGCTTATGCAAACGCTTGTGACGGAGTTAAGGATTTTATGGAAAGCCTGTTTGGGAAAAAGGTGTTTGAGGCTGCAAAGCCCACGTTGGACGATTACAAGACTATCCGCACGTATGAGGATGCTTGTGAGGCATTGGGAGAAACGCCAATCCTTTCTGAAAACAGAAAAAAAGTTCTTTGTGCAAAGTTTCCAGACCACTACGATTTTCGGCAAAATATGCCTAATCACATAATAGCCCTTATGAAGTTGGAAACTATTAGCCGGGCTTTGTGGGGTAGAAATTTCCAACCAAAGCCGGATGGAGAGGGAAGCAAAGTATATTGGTATCCGTGGTTTGCCTTATGGACTAAGAAAGAGGTTGAGGATATGAATCCCGAACAAAGAGGTGCCCTTTTGTCTGCGAATGCGAATAATGGTGCGAATGCGGGTTTCGGTTGTCTGAGTACGGGTTATCGTTCCTCGTATGCGAATGCGGACTCTGGGTTCCGCTTGTGCCGATTTTGACGGACTGCAAAATTCGGCTCACGGAGCAACGAAAAAAGCGTTAGATTGAAATATTGAAAAATTATAGGGTCGTGGCGGCTGGTGCCCTTTTGTCTGCGAATGCGAATAATGGTGCGAATGCGGGTTTCGGTTATCTGAATACGAATAATCGTTCCTCGAATGCGAATGCGAACAATGGGTTCCGCTTTTACCGTGGTTTCAACTTATAACTGTTGCTGCCACGTCCTTACCTCACAGGAACTATCGGCACGTCTGATAGTTGGTAAAATAATACGAATTAGAACGGTGTGAGTAAGAAATTGAAAACTCTGTTTTAGAACAACGGCACAATGGGCTTAGTACAAACAGAATATGGATTATGCTATACGGCTGATACAGGCTTTTATCAATACTCAGATTTTGATGATTGCGGTTTGTATATCGGTGATACAGGCACTCTATTTTGCTCGCAAGCAAAGAAGATAAAGAATGTCTATCACTTGATATATGAATGTTCTAACATCGTGCTGGCGCAATACAAAGCGCAAAAAGGAAAGGGTGAACGCTCAGAAATTACAAAGTTCAATGAGAACATTTTGGAGTATTTGGACGAACTATATTGGAGTTTACGCAACGAAACATATACACCCGGAGAGTATCGGATAAAAATCATATATGAGCCTAAAGAGAGGGTGATAATGATTGCCCCTTTCTATCCTGACAGAATTGTACACCACTGCATTATCAATGTGCTTGGGCGGTATTGGACTAATTTCTTCATTGCGAATACATACGCTTGCATCAAAGGCAGAGGTATTCATAAGTGTATGGAAGATGTGCATACGGCTTTGGTAACAGACAGGAAAGGAACAAAATTCTGCCTGAAAATTGATATTAAGAAGTTCTATGATAATATAGACCATTCGGCATTAAAGAAGATAATCAGATATGGCATTGCATATGAGCAATTGCTAAGGCTGTTGGATAAGATAATAGATAGTAACGGTAAAGATAAAGGGTTGCCAATAGGCAATTTCACAAGCCAATACTTCGCTAATCTCTATTTGGCATACTTTGACCATTGGGTAAAAGAGGTGCTTTCAAAAATAGTTATGCAGCGTTTTGGTGTGAAATTCTACTTCTTCCGCTATATGGATGATATGGTAATATTGTGCGCTGACAAAGAGGCACTACATTTCATACTTGATATGATGGGGCTTTACTTGGGCGCAGAACTGAAAGTAGAGATAAAAGAAAATTGGCAGATATTCCCGGTTGATGCTCGTAGCATTGATTATGTGGGATTCAAGCAGAACCATTACGGTATATTGCTGAGAAAAGGCATATTGAAACGGTTTTACAGGAAATTCCACCGCACCATCAAGAAATACGAAATCAATGATGAAACTGATATTAAACACCTCTTCCCGTCTGAATATGGCTGGATAATCAGATGCTCAGAGGAACATAGTAAATTCATTTTTAATAACTGTTTGAATGATGGAATCAAGTGTTTTAACTACAGGATTGCTGGCTAAGACCAAGCCGGAAGTTATAGACAATCTTAACAACGGTCAAGGTACGTTCCTCTATAACCATAACATTAAAGAGGTCAAGGTTATTGCTGACAAAGAGGGCGGTATTGAAATTACCACTGATGCGGAACGTGCTACGGGCACGATGTTCCAATATGATAGCGTGAGGGTGGAATATCCAAAAACGGCTGATAATATTTTCAGTACGTTGCTTACTGCAAGATACCCGGCTAAGACAGAAAGCAAGTTGGTAAACGAATATCAGTCTGCCATGCTGGGCTTGCTTGCCGAAAGTGCGAAAGCCCCCTATGAGGACTTTTTGAAAGACCGTTTGGCTATCCGTGAAATGGTGGATGCCGATTGTGAAACCTATAACATACCGATGGACTTATGAACGAAGTAATGGACTTTGAGGAAAGCGAATCCTTAAATGAAGATATTTTCGATTGTGAATACACCTCAGTAGATGCCGTGATTAATGAGGTCACGGTGTTTACGGGGTGTAAGGAAAGACAGACAGAGAACGGAACGAGAACACTTATCGCCTATGGCGAGGGTATCGGTGCATCCGCTTTCTATACTGATAGTAAGAAGTTGAAAGATGTTGTTTTAGACCCGAAGCGCAAATATCCGTTCCGTGCCGTTATCAAAGTGGTACGTTATGGAACTATGTACGGGTTTAAGTTCTTTCCACCGAATACTCCAATCACGCAGGAGGATAGAGATAACTTTGAGTATTACAAGCGAAACAAGTATAAGAAAAACCGATGATGGAAGAAAGTTTGAAAGTGGCACAAGGCATAAGCGATTTTGGCTTTATGGTGATAGTGTGCGCTGTGTTCCTCTGTTTGGCGGCTGCACTTATGATAGCTTGTTTCAAGTGGTTCAAGTCTATCATTAACGGCATGATTAAAGGCAATCAGTCTATGGTAGCCGAACTTCTGACGGAAACCAAGAATCAGAATGATATGCTTACGGATATTGCGGAGGGGTTGCGCCCGGAAACACAGCTAAGGATAAAGAATACTTCGGGTATATACTTTGACCTTGCTATAGAAAGGGTGTGCCGGATTATTCGGAAAGTGAGAGAGGAAAACCACATAGCCGACCATGAGGCTACAAAGGCTAAGATACACACCTTGATAATGAACTTGCACGAAGATAGGAATAGTAGGTTTGACTACTATACCTATCGGGGAAAACGCTTATCCAGCTACACGTCCCCCGAATGGATTGAGTGGGTGGAGCAATGCGTATGGAGTGAGGTATATGCTGAAAGTGTGAATAACGGCAGGGCTTATACCAATGTACAGACGGTTTATGACCGTATAAAAATAGATTTTTACCATAAATTGAATCAAGAATGAAGATACTTATAGACAATGGGCATGGAGAAAATACACCGGGTAAACGCAGCCCGGATGGAACTTTCAGAGAGTATGCCTATACGAGAGAAATTGCGGATGAAGTCGTGCGTGAACTGGCTAAACGTGGCTATGTAGCGGAACGCATTGTTAAGGAGAACTTGGACGTGCCTTTGGCTGAACGTGCAAGGCGTGTGAACGAGGTTTGCGCTCGATATGGTGCTAATAACGTATTGCTTGTTTCCATCCACTGTAATGCTGCTGGGAATGGCGAATGGATGAATGCCCGTGGGTGGTCTGCCTATACCACTAAGGGCAAAACGAAAGCTGACGAACTGGCAAACAGAATGTATGATGCTGCCGCTTGCTTTATTACTGGGCAAAAGATTAGGCGTGACTATTCGGATGGCGACCCGGATTGGGAAGAAAATTTCTACATTCTTTCCAAAACGAAATGCCCGGCTGTACTGACGGAAAATTTCTTCATGGATAACAAGGATGATATTGCTTACCTTACATCTATGGAGGGGAAACAAAACATCGTGAACACCCACGTAGAGGGTATAATCCAATACATCAAAGAATATGAAAAATAAAGCGTTTTTGATAATAATCGCCCTCTGTGGGCTTTTGATGGCGGCTACCTTTGGGCTATGGGCTTATTGTTCCAAGTTGAAAGCGGAAAAGGAAAGGTTGGATGGCAACCAAACCGCCTTGTTGGAGAAAGTCGAATTTTACCAAACAGAATCCGGAAAATCTGCTGCCTCTGTACAGGCTTTGACTTTATCCAAGTCTGAAGTGGAAAAGCATTGTGCCGACTTGACGAATACTGTTAAGGAACTCAACTTGAAAGTAAATAGGTTGCAAGCGGCTTCCACGACTGCAACAAAAACGGAGGTGGAGGTACAAACCATAGTTAAGGATAGCATTATATACCGAGATACTTCCTATCTTAAAATCCAAGCGATACGATGGAAAGACCCGTGGATAAATGTTGATGGCTTAATTATGCCCGATAAGAAATTGGATTTACGCATACAATCTGTAGATACCCTATTCCAAGTAGTGCATAGAGTGCCTAAGCAATGGTTATTTTTCCGATGGGGAACAAAGGCTATTAGGCAAGAAATAGTAAGCAGTAACCCACATACTAAAGTGGTGTATTCGGAATACATAGAATTGAAGAAACGAAAAAAGAATAATTAGGTGTTAGTAATAGAGTAGAACTTTTGTTCTGAGCCGGGTTCGCTGTGAAGTGCGCCCGGTTTTTCTTTGCCCTTTGAAATTAAAGTCATATATTTGCAGTACCGATTCTGAAAATCGGTGTTGCATTGTACCCCTGTGTTCTTCCTATGGAGAAGCAGGGGTATTTACCAAAAATGCAAAAGTTCTACTATAGTTCTACAAAAAAATGAAATAACCTCGCAAATGGTTGATACTCAAAGTTGGGTTAGAAGTTTCCTAAACATTAGATAGGGGTTCGATTCCCCTCCGGGGTACCACACAGGCCGAAACATACTTCACTTGCCCCCTTTTATCCCCCTTTATGGACAATTATTATCCTATTATCGGAAAATATGTACCCCTGTTTTCGGAATACACCCTGTATCTTTGACCTCGAAATACAACTCATTCTAATCTTAAATTACATTTTATGAACACACGTTTTCTAATGACACTCTGCTGCTGCCTGTTGCCCTTCACCCTCAAAGGAGCAGGCAAAGAAGACATGAAATGGTTTACCGATGCCAAATTCGGGATGTTTATCCACTGGGGGCTTTATTCACAAACTGCCGGTGACTGGAAGGGACACCCCACAAAAGGCGGCGAACACTTTATGCTGTATGAACGGATACCGGTCAAAGAATATGCTTTAATTGCCAATGACTTCAACCCGACCGAGTTCAACGCCCGAAAATGGGTAAAGACTGCCAAAGAAGCCGGCATGAAATATATCGTCATCACCTCCAAGCACCATGACGGATTTGCCATGTATCACTCGGCATGCAGCGATTACAACATCGTTACCCGTACCCCGTTTGCACGCGACCCGATGAAAGAACTGGCCGACGAATGCCGTAAGCAAGGACTGAAATTCGGTTTCTATTATTCTCTGGGAAGAGACTGGGAAGACCCTGATGTCCCCACCAACTGGCCGACCAAAGCCGGCAGAAGCAATACGTGGGATTTTCCCGATGAGGACAATAAAAACCTTCAGGCATACATCGACCGCAAGGTGCTGCCGCAATTAACCGAACTGCTGACCAATTACGGAGAAATCGCCATGATGTGGTTCGACACTCCCGAAATGGTAACCAAAGAGCAAAGCCGTTCCATCCGCCGGCTCATTGAGCGCCTGCAACCGCATTGCCTCATCAACAGCCGCATCGGAAACGGTCTGGGTGACTACCGCATCATAGAGCAGAAATTAATGAACGAGATAGACCCGAAACCTTGGGAAGCATGCCTCACCATGGGTGCCAACTGGGGATACAACAAATATGATACTGTCTACAAGAAACCCGACATGATGATTCGCAATCTGACAGACGTGGTCAGCAAAGGAGGAAATCTGTTGCTGAACATCGGTCCCAACCCCCAAGGCAGTTTTCCGCAGCAAACCGAACCCGGACTCAACGCTTTCCGCCAATGGATAAAGACAAACGGGGAAGCCATCTACGGCACTTCGCCCTGGCATACTTACGGTGAGACCTCGCCCCTTGCCCACGGAAAAAGAGAAGAGGTAAAAGAAGGATTCCACGATGCCGTGTTCGATGGTACACCCGTCAATGCCATTCCCGATTTCAGATATACTGCCAAAGGCAACCATGTCTACGTTATCGTACGCCACGTGCCTGCCGGTGAGTTTACACTCCGTGCCTTCAAAGGCTACACCGACCGCATCAAGCGCATCACATTGCTCGACAACAAGAAAACCGTCGAATGGAAGCCGACCGAAGAAGGATTACGAATTTGCCATATCCGGCGCTCTTCCGATGCTTTCCCTGTCTATGTGTTGCAGGTAGAAATGCAAGCAGAATAAATACTCTCTTTTACATAAAATTTCTTTTGCCGGTCCTTACTGCTTATCCTACACGTTCAGTGATAAAAAGCAAGAACCGGCTTTAAGCATTCCCCACCCTATGAATAAGCCTTTCACACCCTAAACACAGGTCTTTCCTTCCTTACATATATTACAGTCCGCCGTAACAGACCGTACAGTCCACTGCAACAGACTGTACGGTCCATTATGGAAGACTGTACAGTCTACTATGGAAGACCGTAATAACCGACAGGAGGAAAAGCCATAACCGGCAGGAGGAAAGGAGGTAATATACAGAAAGAAAGGACATAAAGGAGAGGAGAAAGAAGAGTACTCCCGCAAGCGGTGGAAACGGGCAAAAAACACAAAAAAATAAGGGAGAATGCTAAAACACCGAGACACTGTCCTGTTATACAGAGCAACAGTAGTCAGAAGTTTGGCACACTCCCTTATCAATCATCCTTCCGGACGAAAGACAGAACGGATTATTATTTAATCACGCCCAATTCCTTACCCACCTTGATAAATGCAGCAATCGCTTTATCCAGATGTTCACGTTCGTGACCGGCAGACAGCTGAACACGGATACGAGCCTGACCTTTCGGCACAACCGGATAATAGAAACCGGTTACATAAATGCCTTCTTCCTGCATCTTGGCAGCGAAGTCCTGAGACAGTTTTGCATCATACAGCATCACTGCACAGATAGCGCTCTGAGTCGGCTTGATATCGAAACCGGCAGCCAGCATCTTGTCGCGGAAATAAGTTACATTGTCCATCAACTTAGTATGCAGTGCATCGCTTTCTTTCAACATCTTGAACATTTCAAGGCTGGCGCCCACGATGGCAGGAGCAACCGAGTTAGAGAACAGATACGGACGAGAACGCTGACGCAGCATGTCGATGATTTCTTTTCTACCTGTAGTGAAACCACCCATAGCACCGCCGAATGCCTTACCCAATGTACCGGTAAAGATATCCACACGTCCGTAAACATCATATTGTTCAGCCACACCATGACCGGTCGGACCCACTACACCGGCAGAATGCGATTCGTCTACCATTACCAACGCATCGTATTTTTCTGCCAATTCGCAAATCTTATCCATCGGAGCCACATTACCGTCCATAGAGAACACACCGTCAGTAGCAATGATACGGTGGCGTTGGGCTTGAGCTTCCTGCAGGCAGCGTTCCAAGTCAGCCATGTCTGCATTGGCATAACGATAACGTTTTGCCTTACACAGACGCACCCCGTCAATGATAGAAGCGTGGTTCAATGCATCGGAAATGATTGCATCCTCGTCGGTCAGCAGCGGTTCGAACAAACCACCGTTTGCATCAAAGCAGGCAGCATATAATATTGTATCTTCGGTCTTGAAATAATCAGAGATAGCAGCTTCCAGTTGTTTGTGCAAGTCCTGGGTTCCACAAATGAAACGTACAGACGACATACCAAAGCCATGAGAGTCCATTGCGTCTTTTGCTGCTTGGATCAAACGCTGGTTGTTTGACAATCCTAAGTAGTTGTTCGCGCAGAAGTTCAATACTTCTTCTCCTGCATTTACTTTGATATCAGCCTTTTGGGGAGTTGTAATGATACGTTCGTTTTTATACAATCCGGCTTCTTTGATGCCAGCCAGTTCCTTCGTGAGGAACTCTTTCATTTTACCATACATAGCTTTGATTTTTATTAAGTATTAAAGATTAAGTTCAGATATTTCTCTTCGACGGACAAAGTTCTTATTTTTTTTTGAATTTCTGCAAAAATATAGAGAAAACTTTGATAAAATCTGAATGCTTCTGCCTATCTTTGCTCTCAAATAGCAAACTAACGTATTATAATTTCACTATGAAAAATGTATTGATTATCGGCTCTACCGGTCAGATTGGCTCAGAGCTAACAATGAAATTAAGAAGTATTTATAATGGTAACATCGTAGCGGGATACATCCCCGGTGCAGAACCCAAAGGCGAACTGGCAGAATCAGGTCCGTCTGCTATCGTTGATATCACAAACGAACAGCAGATTGCCGAAACTGTTTCAAAGTATCATATTGATACCATCTACAACCTGGCAGCTTTGCTGTCGGCAGTAGCAGAAGCCAAACCGCAGCTTGCATGGAAAATCGGTATGGGCGGTCTGTTCAATGTACTTGAAGTAGCCCGCACCATGAAGTGCGCCGTATTTACTCCGAGTTCTATCGGTGTATTCGGCAACAACACTCCGAAGGACAAGACTCCGCAGGACACTATCCGCAATCCGCGCACCATGTACGGTGTAACCAAGGTTTCCGGCGAGTTGCTGAGTGACTACTACAACATCCGTTTCGGTGTCGACACCCGTTCCGTACGTTTCCCGGGATTGATTTCTTACGTGACTCCTCCGGGCGGCGGTACAACCGACTATGCTGTAGATATTTATTATTCGGCAGCCAAAGGTGAAAAGTTCGTTTGTCCTATCGGCAAAGGTACTTACATGGATATGATGTATATGCCGGATGCTTTACGCGCCGCCATCGAAATCATGGAAGCAGACCCGAGCAAGTTCGTTCACCGCAACTCATTCAACATTGCTTCAATGAGCTTCGATCCTGAAATCATCTTCAACAAGATTAAGGAATACGAACCTAACTTCGAAATGGAATACCAGGTAGACCCATTGCGTCAGGCTATCGCCGAATCATGGCCTAACTCACTGGACGACACTTGTGCCCGCGAAGAATGGGGCTGGAAACCTGAATACGACTTGGATACCATGACCAAAGACATGCTTGCCAAGTTGAAAGAACGTTTCAAGAAATAAATACTGTCTTAAAGAATCCGACAGCCTTCATACACCGGTAAGAAAGCCGGTTGTGAAGGCTGTTTTTGATTTAAAAGAAGCTATGGACAAAAAAATGATTTCAACAAACCGCAAGGTGGTTACATTTGGAGAAGTGATGCTCCGCCTTACTGCTCCCGACTTCCGCCGTTTCTCCCAGACCAACGAATTCATTGCCACGTATGGTGGCAGCGAGACTAATGTGGCTGTATCGCTCGCCAACTTCGGGATTCCCACCGAGTTTGTCACCCGGTTGCCCGACAATGCAATGGCGCAGGCATGTATCGCATCGCTCCGTGCCAACGGGCTGGGTACGGAAGGAATCGTATTCGGAGGGAAACGCATGGGACTGTATTTTCTTGAGAGTGGTGCTTCGTTTCGCAATTCCAATGTGGTATACGATCGTGAAGGGTCTTCTTTTGCCACCCTGCGTCCCGGCATGATAGATTGGGAAAAGATATTTGCCGATGCAGACTGGTTTCATTGGTCGGGCATAGCGGCTTCACTGTCACAAGAGGGTGCCGACGCCTGTCTGGAAGCTCTACAAACGGCCGACCGCATGGGCTTAACCATTTCCTGTGATTTGAATGTGCGCAAAAAACTATGGAATTACGGGCGTTCGGTTGCCGATGTCATGTTGCCCTTGGTGCAATACAGTGATGTAATCTTCGGTGCAGAACCGGAATACAAAGAAGTTTTCGATATCGCTCCGGTAGGCTTTCAAGCTGTGGATACTGCTTATCCGTTGGATTTGAAAGGATTCGAGACATTCGGACAGAAGATATCGCATATAGTGCCGCGTTGCCGGAAAGTCTTTTTAGAATTGCGCAATACGATTACTTCCAACCACAATCTGCTTGCAGCCGTGCTTTATTCCGACCAAACATTAAAATATACCGGCATTTACGATATTACTCACGAAGTCGACCGTGTAGGTACCGGAGATGCTTTTGTAGGAGGAATGATATACGGTTTGCTTACATATCCCGACAATGACCAGAAAGCACTGGAATTTGCTCTTGCCGCATCTGCATTGAAAAATACCGTATACGGTGACTTCAATCAGGTGACTGTGGAAGAAGTGGAAAGTCTGATGAAAGGAAATACCTCGGGAAGGGTCACCCGATAAAGAAGAGAAGATAAAAAGAAAGGAGGTTTCCATGGCGGAACCTCCTTTCTTTTTATCTCTTGGCAATTATAATCCTTCTTATGCCTTCGCTTCTTCTTCAGGCATCTTATTACCCAATGTCAGGTAAGCAACCGGAGCAGCAATGAACAATGAAGTCAACGTACCGATAACGACACCCAGAATCATTGCAAATGCGAAACTGCGGATACTGTCTCCACCCAATACAAAGATACACAACAATACAATCAATGTACTCAATGAAGTATTGATAGTACGTGCCAAAGTAGTATTCAATGAATCATTGAACAACTGCAAACGGTTACGTTTCGGGTACAAGCCGAAGAACTCACGGATACGGTCGAAGATAACCACCTTATCATTGATAGAATAACCGATAGCAGTCAGGATAGCACCAATGAATGTCTGGTCGATTTCCAATGAGAAAGGAACCCAGCCATAGCACAATGAGTAAGCACCGATAATCAAAACGGTATCGACAGCCAATGCCACCGTTGCACCGACACTATATGCCACATTGCGGAAACGCAACAGGATATACAAACCGATAGCAACCAATGCGAACAATACAGACCAGATAGCGGAAGTCTTGATATCGTCAGCGATACTGGGACCCACCTTCTGAGAGCTGATGATTGAGCCGCCTGCACGGTTATCACGGTCGATAAATATTTCCAGTGTAGTGCCTTCGCCCAGCAAATTACCGTCTTTCAATGACTGATACAGGAACTCTTCGATTTCAGAATCGATATTGGGAGAGTCTTCAGTGATACGGTAGTTGGTAGTGATACGGATTGTTTTCTTGTCTGTACCCAAAGCGATAGCCTGCACGTTATCTTCGGTAATCTTCTGTTTCAGCAGGTCGCGAACAGTTTCCGGTTCTACTTGCTGTTCAAACTGAACCACAAAGTTACGTCCGCCGGTGAAATCGATGCTCTGAGCCAAACCGCGGATAAAGAACGAAACCACACATGCTGCAATAATGATACCGAATACAGTGAACGAACGTTTCATCATACCCATAAAGTTATAATGAACATTCTGCATCAGATTCTTGGAAATACCTGTCGTAAATGTCAATCCCAGCCATTTGTCTTTGTTCATGAAGTGTTCGTAAACCACACGTGTCAAGAACACAGCAGTAAAGAACGAGCAGAGGATACCGATAATCAGTGTGGTAGCAAAACCGCGGATAGGACCTGTACCGAAATAGAACAGGATGATACCGGTAAGGATTGAAGTCAGGTTAGAGTCAAAGATTGCAGAGAATGCATTCGAGTAACCGTCAGCCAAAGCAGCCTTGACACCCTTTCCTGCTCTCAGCTCTTCTTTTGTACGTTCGTAAATCAATACGTTGGCATCCACCGCCATACCCAATGACAGCACCATACCGGCAATACCCGACATTGTCAATGCAGCCTGGAACGAGGTAAGAATACCCAGCGTAAAGAAGAAGTTCACAACCAAGGCACAGTTGGCAACCATACCCGGAATCAGTCCGTACATAGCACACATGTAAACCATCAACAGAATCAATGCCACAACGAATGAAACGATACCCTGGTTGATAGATTCCTGACCCAATGACGGACCAACGATATCTTCCTGAACAATGCGTGCAGGAGCCGGCATCTTACCGGATCTCAATACGTTAGCCAAGTCCTTTGTTACTTCGGGAGTAAAGTGACCGCTAATCAGAGAATGTCCGTCGGTGATTTCACCGTTTACGTTAGGAGCACTATATACATAATCATCCAATACAATGGCAATGGATTTTCCTACATTATTTTTTGTCAAAACAGCCCAGCGACGAGAACCGTCAGTGTTCATCGACATACTCACGCAAGGTTTGCCGAAGCTGTCGAACTCATCCTTGGCATCAGTAATCACGTCACCTTCCAACGGAGCGCGTCCGTTACGTTCGCTTGACTTGATGGCATATAATTCGAAGATACGTCCTGTCTTGTCGAAATCGGCACCTTTCACACCCCACTTCAGGCGAAGGTCTTTCGGCAACATTTCTTTTACCTCTTTCATGGCAAGGTAAGTATTGACCTGAGCTGTATCTTTATAATCAGCATAACCTACCACACAGCTGCCGTTCGGGTTCAGCTGAAGAATAGAAGCCAACGGATGTTCTTTCTTCATTTGTTCCATGGCAACAGCATTGTCTGCAGGCTCTCCCTTCAAAGCAGCAGCCAGACTATCGGCAGCAGATACCGCCTTTGCATCGGCAGTTTCAACGGCAGTAGAATCTGTAGCAGCATTAGCGGTAGCAACGGTAGCAAGGATAGCACGCAATCTGTTGTCAACAGCAGTCAGATAAGGATAGATTTCCTTGGAGTCGAAAGTTTCCCAAAACTCAAGATTAGCAGAACCCTGCAAGAGCTTTCTCACACGTTCCGGTTCTTTGATACCCGGAAGTTCCACCATGATACGTCCCATCTTACCTTCCAAAGCCTGAATATTGGGCTGAACCACACCAAAGCGGTCGATACGGGTACGCAATACATTATAAGAGTTATCGATAGCAGCTTTGACTTCTTCACGCAACACCTTTTCTACATCAGCATCAGAGCTGCGGGTATTTACTTTGTCTTTCAACTGCTGAGTAGCGAACAATTCTGCCAGCTTTCCTTGTGGAGCTTCTTTCTTATACTCTCTGATAAACAGAGTAATAAAGTCATCCTGGCTGGTAACAGACTGTTTGGCAGCTTCTGATATAGCCTTGTTAAAAGCTTCGTCGGTTTTGTTGTCAGCCAATGCCTTCACCACATCCGGTACAGAAACTTCAAGAATAACGTTCATACCACCTTTAAGGTCCAGACCCAGACCAATCTCCATCTCACGACACTGTTTCAGCGTATAACTACCCAGATAAACTTTTTCATTCTGCATAGAATCAAGGTAATGTGCTTCACCCTTCGGATCTTGCGCCGCTTTATTCATGTGATAGCGGGTCACAAAAGAGAAAGAAAGATAAAACACACATACAAGGGTAAGTAATACCGCAAAAACCTTTACAAATCCTTTGTTTTGCATGTTACTTTGAAATTTATTATTTTTACTTTTTGATTAATTCTTGGTTTATACAAGGTTGCAAATATAGTTTTTTTTTCACATTCGCACGGCATGAAACACAAATATTTGAATTTCAAATAAGAAAAAAGGCTGCAAAAGTATATTTCGCAGCCTAATTTGTTCTATTTCATGGGGTATTTTATTTCAGCCCTCTGTTTTTAAGCAACGGTTCCAAGCTCGGTTCGGCACCGCGAAACGCTTTGTAAAGCACCATAGGATCCTCTGTCCCACCCTTTTCCAAAACATTCCGGCGGAAAGAGTCAGCAGTATTTTTATCGAACAGTCCATGTTCTTTGAAAGCTTCAAAAGCATCAGCATCCAATACTTCCGCCCACAGATAACTGTAATATCCGGCAGCATAACCGCTAAGGATATGATTAAAATAAGTGGCACGGTAACGAGGAGCGATTTCAGGAATCAAACCCAATTTGTCCATCACCGCCTTTTCAAAGGCCACCACATCCAGACTTGCGGTGTCGGTCAGATTGTGCAATTCCATATCGAGCAATGCAGCAGCCAACAGTTCGGTTGTCATAAATCCCTGATT